ATGGGTTGAATATGGTGATGGTAGTGGTGCTTATACTGCAACTTATGCAAGTGCAACTTCATTTACAATTGCTGGTGTTGATGTAACATCTTTTTATCATGCAGACAGAAGAATTAAAATTGTAGCTTCAACTCCAGGAACTATTTATGGAACAATCAGTTCTTCATCTTTTTCAACAAACACTACAGTTAATGTAACTTGGGATAGTGGTAATTTATCTAACGAAGCTATTACTAATGTATATGTTGGTGCTTTATCAAAAACAAATAATTCAATTCCAACAGGTGTAATTGCAACTGCTACATTAGCAGATGGATCAGTTACTACTGCTAAACTTGCTGCAGATGCAGTTAATGGTTCTAAAATTGCAGATGACAGTATTGATAGTGAACATTATGTAGATGGTTCTATAGACACAGCTCATATTGCAGACTCACAAATTACAGTTGCTAAGATGGCAGCAAACTCAGTTGATTCAGATCAATATGTAGATGGATCTATAGATACAATACACATAGCTGATTCTCAAATAACTGTTGCTAAAATGGCTGCTAATTCTGTAGACTCAGATCAGTATGTTGATGGTAGTATAGACACAGTTCACATTGGAGATAGTCAAGTTACAACTGCTAAGATTGCAGATTCAAATATTACTTCAGCAAAAATTTTAGATGGTACTATTGTTAATGCAGATATTAATGCTAGTGCTGCTATTGATGCTACTAAAATTCATGATGGTACAATTTCAAATACAGAATTTGGTTATTTAAATAATGTTTCATCAAATATTCAAACTCAATTAGATGCTAAACTTGTTAAAGCAAATAATTTATCAGATTTAACTTCAGCTAGTACAGCTAGAACTAATTTAGGTTTAGGAACAATTGCAACTCAAAATGCAAACAATGTTTCTATATCTGGTGGTTCAGTTACAGGTCTTGGAGATCCTTCTGTTTCATCTGAAGCTGCTACTAAAAATTATGTAGACCAAGCTGTTGCAGGACTAAGAACTAGAATTATTGCAGAAGCTGCTACAACTGCAAATATAGATTTAACAGCAGATTTACAAAATGGTGATACACTTGATGGTGTAACATTAGTTACTGGAGATAGAGTTTTAGTTAAAGACCAAACAGATGCTACAGCTAATGGATTATATATCGTAGTAGCTAGTGGTACTGCTTCAAGAGATCCACAATTTGACACAATAGCTGAACTATCTGGTCAAATGATTGTAGTCAATCAAGGTACAGCAAATGATAATAAAATCTTTTTATGTACTACTGATTCTGATGCAACTATAGGTGTAAGCAATATTACTTATACACAAGTTACTCCAAGTAATGTTGGAACAGTAACTTCAGTAGGTATAGCTGATTCAGGTTCTTCAGAATTTACAGTAGCAAATTCACCAATTACTTCATCAGGTACTATTACCTTAGAAGTAAATGCTATTGATAATTCTAAGATTACTGGATTAGGAACTGCTGCTACATTAAATGTTGGAACTTCAGCAAATAATGTGGTACAATTAAATGGTTCAGCTCAACTACCTGCTGTAGATGGTAGTAATCTAACAAATTTACCTGATAATAGTATTCCATTTGCTATTGCATTAGGATAATAAGGAGAAAAAAAAGATGGCAAATAATTTTAATTCTACAACTGCTAGATTAACAGATGCAACACTTACTACTGTTAAAACTACTACATCTAATAAACAAGTTATGATTGGATGTTTAGTTTCTAATACTGGTGGTTCAGCTATTTTAGCTGATGTTGTTTTGAATGATGGAACTAATGATAGATACATTGTTAAGGAAGCACCAATTCCTTCTGGTGGATCTTTAGAAGTTATATCTGGAAAAGTAATTATTCCTAGTGGTGGAGCAGTAAAAGTAAAATCTGATAATGCTTCTGGTTTAGCAGATGTTATTATCTCAACTTTAGAAGATGTTGCATAATGTATTTAGGAAATCAACCTGCATTAAGTTACACAAGTTTTGCTAAGCAAGACTTTACTACAAGTGCGACTACATCTTACACATTAGATAATCCTGTAACTAACGCAAATGAGTTAGCATTATTTATTAACTTTGTAAGACAAGAGCCTACAACTGCATATACTGCATCTGGTACTACATTAACATTAACAAGTGCTACATCTGCATCAGATGATATGTACTGTGTGTTCTTAGGTAAAGCTGTGCAAACAGTAAATTCACCAAGTGGTTCAGTTGGAATATCGCAACTATCTGCTACTGGTACAAAAGACGCAACTACATTCCTAAGAGGTGATAATAGTTTTGCTGTTCCAACAGGTAATGGAAAAGTTTTACAAGCTGTTTCTAGTTCATACACAGGTGCAGCAGAAAGCACTACTTCAAACACATTTCAAGCATCATCATTGTTTGTTAATATTACACCAAGTGCAACGACTTCAAAAATTCTTGTATTAGCTTGTGGAAATGCTGGAACAAGTGGAAATGCAACATCAAACAGAATAACTCTTTATAGAGATAGTACAAATTTAGGTGATAGCACTCATGGTATAAACCAAGTATATTCTTCAGGTGGTAGTGTTTATGCACCATTTAATATTAATTTACTAGATAGTCCAAGTACAACTTCACAAATAACTTATAAAATTTATTGGAAAGCATTTTCAGGCGCTCATGCACAATATTTACATACTGACGGATTAGATAGTTTTATAACAGCATTGGAGATTGGAGCATGATAACAGAAGCAATATTAAAATTAAAATCAGATGCAGATGTAACTGTAAGAGGTACAGACATTGATACCTGTATTATTGAATGGCATGATGGCAATCCAACTAATATTACCAAAGAACAAATTAAAACAAAAATTAATGAAACAGCTTACATGGATAAAAGAGCAAAAGAATATCCATCAATGGCAGACCAACTAGATGACATCTTTCATAATGGAATAGATGGTTGGAAAACAACAATACAAGCAATCAAAGATAAATATCCAAAGGAATAATAAATGGCAATAACAAAAATACCAGCAGCAGGTTTCACAGGCAATAACTTTAGAAACATCATCATCAATGGAGATATGAGTATTGCTCAAAGAGGAACTTCAACAGCTTCTATTACTGGAGACGGTTATCATACAATAGATAGATTTAAAACTTTATTAACTACACTTGGAACTTGGACACAATCACAATCAACTGATGTACCTAGTGGTCAAGGTTTTGCAAAATCTTTAAAAATGGATTGTACAACTGCTGATGCTTCACCAGCTTCTGGGGATAGAATGTTTTTATATCAAAGATTTGAAGGTCAAATGTTACAGTATTTAAAAAAAGGAACAGCTAGTGCTGAAAGTTTAACTCTATCTTTTTGGGTTAAATCTAATAAAACAGGAACTTATATTTGTGAGTTAGGAGATAATGATAACTCAAGAAAATTTTCTCAATCATATACAATTTCTGTTGCAGATACTTGGGAAAAGAAAACAATTACTTTTGCTGGAGATACAACTGGAACTTTAGATAATGATAATAATAATAGTTTAGATGTAGTTTGGTGGTTAGGTGCTGGAACAGATTATTCATCTGGTACTTTAAATAATTCTTGGAATGGTTCTGTTGCAAATGCAAACAGAGCAGTAGGTCAAGTCAACCTTGCAGATAGCACAGCTAACGAATGGTACATTACAGGAGTACAATTAGAAGCTGGAACAACTGCTAGTGATTTTGAGTTTTTGCCTTATGATGTGAATTTACAGAGATGTCAGAGGTATTGTTATATTAATAAAGCAAATGGAACTACATATAAAATATTTTGTTTAGCTTTTTATGAAACTACAACTACTTTTAATGCTTTTTTACCTTTTCCTATTACCATGAGAAGTTCACCAACTGTTTCTTTTTCTGGAAATTTTAGAATATATGATACTGCTGGTAGAAGTGTTTCATCTCAAGCACTTACTACTGCATCTCCATATGAATTAGGAATACAAGGAATAACATCTGCAACAACTGCTACAAATCCAGGAAAATATCAATCGGAAAATGATGGTAATGCTTATATATTACTAACTTCGGAGTTATAATTATGATTAATACAGTTATAAAAAATTACGATATTACAACAAATGAATTTTGCAGTTATCAAGTTACTTATTCAGATGGCAAAGTTTGGTCAGTACCACTAGACGAAGCAAACACAGATTATCAAGCAATCCAAGAATGGATAGCAGCAGGAGGCATAGTCATTGACAATGCTCCTTCTGGTACAGAAGCAGAAGGTGGTGTAGTAATAGATAATGGGGGTGGAGAGTAATGGCATATATAGGTAAGACACCAGTAATAGGAAATTTTCAAAAGTGCGATAGTATATCTGTCGTCAATGGTCAAGCTGCATACACCTTACAAGTAGGTGGTAGTAATGTATCTCCACAATCTGAGAATCATATGCTGGTTAGTTTAAATGGAATTTTACAAGCACCAACAGATTCATTTACTGTATCTGGTTCAACAATAACTTTTGCATCAGCTCTATCTACTGGTGATGTCATAGACTTTGTAATGATACTAGGTAATGTATTAGACTTAGGAGTACCTTCAGATAATACTGTTTCACTTGCTAAACTAACAGCAACAGGAACTAAAGATTCTACAACCTTTTTAAGAGGAGATAATAGTTTTGCTAATGCTGGAATTACAATGGCAGATCAATGGAGAATAAGTGCTGCACATAGTGGCTCTGGTTATATTACTTCTAATTGGGAAAGAATAGATACAGACAATCCAGGTTTAATAGGTTCTGCAATGACACAATCATCTGGAGAATTTACTTTTCCATCTACTGGAACTTATTTAGTTAGTTTTGTTACAAGTTGTGATGCTGATTCTGGTAATGTAACTTATATTTTTTCTGAAATTTGGATGACACCAGATAATTCTACTTATTCTCAAACAGCTGCTGTTGCTGATAGTGCTGAAGCTGGATATAGAGGAAGTTCTAATGTAATAACTTTAATAAATGTAAATAATACATCAAATGTTAAAGTAAAATTTAGAGTAAATGGTTCTGCAGAAACCTTTAATGCTAATGGTAATTCAACATATACTAGAACTGGAGTAACATTTATAAGATTAGGAGATAGCACATAATGGAAAAAGATTATTTTCAAATTGCTTTACATACTTTTAATGGTGGCAACTGGTATGGTTGGAAAACTCATGATGATAATGGTAACAAAATTCCTAATGACCAACGAATGTGTTATGAGTGTATTAAGATTATTAAAGATGGTGCTACTATGCCAAGCAAAGCAGAAGTAGATGCAAAGATA